CAATTGGGAAGTTAAAATTCTGCTCTTGATTTCCTTGACCATTGGACGACTTTCATCGTTAAGCATTGTATCTGGGCATACACCCCAACGCATAGGAACAATCTTTACATCGAACTTGTCCCACTTGATGATATCGGAGGCAATAGCAAAGCAGTGATCTCCATAACCGGAGCGAGATGCAACCGGTCCTTGTATGACACATACTGGTTTTATTTCTGTACTCATTTATAACCTTTATTTATTTTTTTTACGGGTTGGTGCCAGCGGTATTTTGATCGTCCTGTTCAGCAAATACCGCAAATATTTCGCTAACAACATCACCGATCTCGTCCTTGTATTCCTGCGCCTTGGCTTTCTTTTCCTTGGCGATTTCAAGACGCTTCTCGGTTGCTTCATATACGCGACCTTTGGCGGCATCATCACTGATGGCCTTTTGCTTTTGCTTCTCATAAGTAGCTTCGATTTCATTTTTCAATTCCTTGTCTTCATCGGAATATGTTTTCATCTCAGCTTTCTTGTCTTTCTCAAGCTCAAATAGTCGCTTGGTAAGATCGTAAATCTTGTCTTTTGCTTCTTCTGTTGTTAATGCTTTAGCCATATGTTTTATGTGTTGAATTTTTTGATAACTTCTTCACGATTGATTTTTGGAATTGGGAACCCTAGACTCGTCGTGGCGGTGAATATTGAATCTTTCACGACCGTTCCAGCTTGCCATCATATCGTCCAAACCAGCTGCCATTTTTTCGCACATACTTTCTGCGTTTAGTCCTCCTGCTCCGCACATCCAGTCTCTACCTTCGAGTGCGCGTGCGCGGCGCTCTTCTTTGCTCATCATATACCAGAACATAAACGCTTCGGCGCAATCTTCCCACTTGGCATAGTCTGCAAGAATGTATGGAGTAGGAATGCTACCCTGCATCATACGTGCGCCAGGAAAGATTGGTGTTACCCATCTACCGTGCTTCTTGTATCTACCATCCGCATTTGTTCCCCAACCGTTTGTGAATACAGGAGGGTTTCCATTTTCATCTACAAAACCACATTGATCTTGCAGACCACCAGTTACGGTAGCGATGATAGGTGTTCCGGCCATAACGCTTTCGGCAGTGGCTATACCAAAACCTTCATTGTCGGACAGATTTACTGTAACATCAACCATATTGTATAGCTGGTTCATTCTGTCTGGCATAACCTTGTCTGTGCTGAAAACAACATCATAGTCTGGACAGAACGCTTTTTTGCAGGCCGGAAGATCTGTACCAGCTTCGTCAACTGGATTAGTGTGTAAGAACAATAAGCACTTCTCTGCTTCCGCTTTTGGTAGATTGTCGCAGAACGCTCTATAAGCTAGCATAATTGTGCTAGTTTGCTTACGGCGAATGTTGCGGTTGTTATAAAAAATAACAAACTTATAATCCTTCTTAAAATACTGGCGGCGAATTAGGCTAAGTTCGCTTAGTTCGGCATCTGTAGTCAATGGACGGAAAGTCTTGGTATTGATGCCGTGAGGAACATAGGTTACCTTTGTTGGGTTATTATAAACATCGCCCAGAATATTCTTGACAATGTTCTCGGTTTGCTTACTGATGCAACCGATCCAATCGCAGCTTTCATAATAAGGACGATTATACATTGGATATGGTAGATCATCCCAAATACTATAAAAACCAATTGGTAGTTTCTGGCGTAGTTCGCGCTCAATCTGATACAACCATATCCAGAATCTTGGATCAGTGAAATGCAATAGAGCGTCTGGCTTTTCGTGTTTGATGACTTCGTTTAAGAAGTCAGGAGTACCGTAACCATCAACCGGATAAAGGCGAACATATGCATCTTGGATACCAGCAACATTGTTGGTTGCACCATCAAGATTCATTATCTTACCTTTTTCGGGATGGGTAACGCTACCAGCGATTTGAACCCAGTTATACTTGTGTGCGAGCCCAGTAACAAACTCTCTTGCCATAGTGGCAATACCAGAATGCATTCTTAGGTCATCGCACAATAGGATAATCTTCTTTCTGTCCTTTTGAGGAATATAACCATTTACCATATATAACCTTGTATTATGTTTTATATTTGAGTTCTGTCAAATCTTTAAAATGCAGAACCGCTAGTTTGTAGAGCATTTTCACCGTCGATCTTCTTCTTGAACTCAGGATCGTTGATGTACAGATATACACAGCGATTGACCAACTTCTGAAGTGTCATACCGCTGCTCAAACCTGCTTCTTTAAACGATGCGTACTTGTCCTTGAAGAGATGAACTGAAGTGAACGATGTTTCGTGACTTGTTTTTAGTTTCATATGTATTATACGTTTTCTGTATATACATATATATGAAACGCCGCTTTCATTTCATATAAAAACAAAACGGATATTATAAATTCTCTAGAGACTTGATTTGATGTATCAAGCGATGCACGTTTTCTGGGGCAATGCGGTCAGTTATAATCGTTTTTGGATAGTTGTGCTCGAAATCTATGCGAACACCATCGTCGCTACCAGGTCTTATAAAATCTTCAACAAAGTCAAGACCGCCGCGCTGTTTTAGCCAAGACACGTAATAATCCGGCACTTCCGACTCTATTACCACCTCACCGCGAAGAAACGTGTGATAATACAGCGTTAAGTCTCTATATGATGCAAACCAAGTTGGTGGAGTTACGAGTTGATCACGTATTATCAACAGCATATAATATAATAAATATTATATGCCATTGTAAAAAGTATCAACCTTCTTTACCGTCGCAATAAAGTTTACCTTCAGGACTCTTCAATGTTTTAAACACACAATACTTGCAGTTCTTGCGACCCTTTTCTGGGTTCTTAGGGAAAGAACCATTGACGTTATACTCACCTTCAAGAGTAAATCCACTATTGATAAACTCCAAAAAGGCTATTTCCACTTCCTTCATACTCAATTTTCCATCTGGAGGAGCGATTCTCTGAATACGCTGCTGTGGGAAGTCTACATCCTCAAGAAGTTTACGCTTGACAACGAAGAATTCCACTTCTATGTCATTCATAGGAACCTTGAACATCTGGTGGTAGAAACGCTTGTAAAGCAACAACTGATCGATCTTGGTGCGATCCATCTTCTGATATTTGTTCCAACCACGGGTACTGGTCTTGAAGTCAAGAATAAGGATCTTTTGATTGGTTTTGTCCTTGAGAACAATGTCCAGAAAACCCTTGTACATAATAGTTCCTCCTCGTAGAGGAATTTCTAGAGGTAGCTCAATACCTAATACTTCATATTGCTTGCTTGGAAAGTGCTTCTTGCGGATGGCATAGCTGGTAACGTGATCCAAAATTGTTCTGCCATCATTTCTAAACTCCTCGATTCGGGTGGGAGTAACAAGATCAAGATCATCCAACTCTTCTTCAGTCAGTTTCAATTGCTCTTCAGTAGCGAGTTTAAGATCCTTTAATCCTTCATCAAACACTTTGGTGAATTCGGCATAATAGTCAAACTTGTCCGCCGCTTCTGTGCTTACATTATATAATAATCTAAGATATTCTTGCAGCGCGGCGTGTACTCCATCACCAAATACCGTATTGATACTAGCTTCATACGGAGCCAGCTTGTCTATATAAGCCAACTTCCACTGTTGTGGACACTTTAGCCACATAGCATATTGGCTGAAACTTACACTTTTAAGCTTCTTGGGAGCTTCAGTAGGAGTAACTTCGGGAACAGGTGGCTGTTCAGCCGGTTCATTTTCGTAGAATTGGTCGATGGACATATGAAATCAGTATATACGAGGTATTATTGTTGTCAATCCACAAATGATTATATTTATTTAGATATAAATCCCATAACCTATGGAAAATAAAGCATATACCCACGTTCTCCAGAAAAAAGGCATATTGAAAACATTTTCTGTAGCAAAGGTTGTTAAAAGCAAAGAAATAGAAGAACTTAAGTCTCTTATCAAGAGTATTGCTAGTAATGAATTTGAATATAATCAGATGCTCAAAGAAGAGATTTCAAAAATTTCAAATATGCACGATGAAAAAAATCCGATTCCTGGTATCATATATGCAACTACAAATCCAGATGCCCGCAGAAATCTGATATTTATCATTGCCCAAAAAATCTCAGACAAAGTAAAAGCTCAAAATATGACAAAGGGAGAAATGGCTTTGCTTATTTCTTCAATAATATCAAAACTTGAACTTGATCAAGACGATTTTATAAAATTAAATGAAGAATTAAACGAGGATAATGATGAAGATGATTCAGAAGAAGACTCTGAGGAAGAATCTGATTTTTAAATCACTTTACATTGCTGGATAAACGTATCCACATACTCGTTTAATGTTGGATTGGTGAGTAATTGCAGAGGATCTGTTTGATTAACGTGTGGCCACTCAACAATATGGTGTGCCGATGCCTTTATCTTGGGATCATTTACAGCTTCGTGTTCGTTAGCTGGAGGAACAACTTGATATTGAGTTATATACTTGCTGATGTGGCAAAGTGTTCCTTTCCAGTCATCCTTAAGCCATTGAAGCTCGTCTCGCTCAAAAACATCATAACGAATGTCAGTAATGATATAATAGTCGAAGTTGGTCTCATTAATGGTTTTACTCGCCAGATCAGTCCAATATTTTCCATTGGTTCTCTTACGTTGGGCATCTCCATACCATACGAGTAGAGGGCGGATGATGAGTTTTTCTTCAGGAACTTGTGTAAACGCACTTATTCCCAAGTTCTCTGTAAGAAACTTGTCACAATGCTGCTTAAGAGGTCCGGCCAAAGCTATTTTCATAGCAGTCCGCCCAGCCTGTTGAAGCTTTGTTTCAAGTATTGCTGCGAACGTATCTTTTCCAGATCGCGCAACTCCTCCGATGCCAATAACCTTTTTCATACTTCAAGTAAATCTTTGATTTGTTTTTCGGTATAACCGTATTTAGATACTATGCTCTCAAGATCGTCTTTTGTCAACAAAGATATATATTCCAACACATTTCTTTCGCTGTCTTGGAAATGAGCGCACAATAGCGTAATCAAATCCCTGTTGTATTTCTCGGACTTTGACTTGATGTATGGATAAAATGCTCTGCCCTTTGGTACAATACGAATCAGCACCTTATAGAGTTCACGCGGGGAAAGTATTCCGCTGTATCGCTGAAGATCGTTAATATGTTCGATAAGATTAGGTTGCATACTCAGAAATCTGCATACCATATAATTCGACCAACTCTTCTTATCGGCTTCAGACAAAGACTCAAAATATTTCGGATCTTGTTTTTCGCGGATATGATTAATGTGATCAAACAGCCCCTTTGCTTTGGGAGCAACTTCGCTACTTGCTGATTTTTTAGGTCTGGGCATTTTAGTTCTTTGTCCATACACGTTTATCGTATTGAACAAACGTGGTCAATCCAAAATTGTTCTTGGCATTCGTCCAAGCGCCAGTTTCACTCTTCTTGGATATGAGTTTTGTGTGAACAGATTTATCCTCCATACCAGCACTAGGCTTGTTCAAGTAGAATTTTGCTCCAATTGACAGTTTCCCAAATTCAATTTGTTTTAGATTTTCTTCTTTCATTTTTAGTTTCCTCCAATGAAGTTTGTTTGTTTGCTTCTTCGGAATATTTCATCCTTTGAAGTTGTTGTTCAATTCTATGAATTCTTCCTGTTATTTGATTGTTTTCACTTACTTGCTTGTCTTGTTTACTTGTAACTCTCTTAATACCATCAAATGCAATTTTTAAAGTATCTGCAATTGCATTACCGGCATCCGCTAGTGATCTATTACTTTTTTGTATTTCTTCACGCAAAGCTCTTTCTGTGCGAATAAGTCTATAAAATAGAAGGGTATTCGCCAGAGACAACAGTGTTATTATTGTATATACAATTATCATAGTAAAAAAGTGCCCCGATTATATCTCGGGGCATCGTTTTTGTCAAGACGCCAGCCCAAATCCTCTCACTTCGGAAACATTATCCAAGAAGTGAATCCAACTTGGATGATGTGCGATGTTGATTGTGGCACTAACAGGGATACTCTTTGGAGCATATGGCTTGCGAATAAGTTTCAATCCAGCTTGTTCTGGTGTTTTATCTGCCTTTTTGCTATTGATGTCTCTGTGGCACCACACCATATTCTCAAATGTGTTTTTACCACCTTGAGAACGTGGAATAACGTGATCAACGTTACCTTCTTTCCAAGAAAGAGGTCTACCGGTGTATTGACATACACCACCGTCACGTTTACGGATAGATTCTTTAGTTGGACGAGGTTGAACCATAGGCATTTTACCATAGTTCGGTTGGATAATGACTCTTGGAGCACGTATGGTCATATTAGAAGTATGTATTGCCAAATCGTATTCACGAACAGGCAACGTTTTCCATACATCCCAAGCCACAGGCATAGTGTTAGTTGGATTGTCCCAATCAACATTACCTTCATTATCAACAGGAAACTCCATATCAATTGCAACAGCGGCGGGGTTACTACCGCCGTCGCCACCCAGCATTGCTATAAAAGCATCCTTAACCGTCTTGGTACCAATGGCTTGCCAAGAAGCATTTAAAGATAAAACTGGTTGATTGATAACATTCATTTCCATACCCTTTATATGGTATAACTATGACTTTTTGTCTATAAAAAGTCAAGAACTATTTAACCAATCACTTTGATTTGAAAGTATGGATCAAAATCAATCTCCATATCACCATCAAACAATACAATAGTTCTATTTGCTTTTTGGACGACAAGGCTTACTACAAGTATTCTACCAGAAGCACTTGGTACTCTATCTCCAATTACCAAACGCTTTGCTGCTTTTTCTACTAATTTATATGTTGTTTTTGCCATATTACGCAATTCTGAATTCAGTAATAGTTAAATAATCTCCAACCGTGTCCTTCGTCAAGCTATTGAAAGCCAAACTAAGTCTTGTTTTATCAGTTGTATTTTTTGATACCGAATGTGGGAAATAAGATGGAAAAATTATAAGATCTCCTACGGAAACATCAACGTTCTGACTTGCAACTTCTCTGGTCAATAACTTTGGCACAAGAGTATATGTGGTGTTACTTGAATTATGCACTGGTTGATGGAACGTTATATTGGCGTTGGAACCGAATACAGATAAATATAAAACTCCAGATGCAAACGAGTTAGGATGAACGTGACGGTGAGCACTTTCTCCCGGCGCATTCGAGTTAATCCAACTTTGTGTAATTTTTGCTTCACCGTCTATTTTCAATACTTCGGAGATATATCGCGTAGTGCAATATTCCATATATTCTTTCAAGCTTATATAACGAGAACTGTCCAAGATATATCTATCTACGCTGAAATGATGGTGTCCATACTTTTCCATTATTTCATTTTGCGCAATTTCTTGTATTTCCTTTGAAAACTTATCGTGTAAGTTTTCTTTATACACAATCGTTGGAAATAATTCTATTTTTTCTAATTTTGTATGCATATACTATTTCTATATTATTCGATTGATTTTTAAAATGTCAATCTTCTTTTGTTGCTAAGTGCCAATAGCCACAGTAATTACATTTGTATGTCGTCTTCTGGGATCTATATTCACTCAATATTCTTTTAGCATCACGGATAGCGTCCGTGCGGGTTTCATATCCTATTTTATTACCGCACGAACGCTTGTGATGATTACTTGAGGACTTGGTACAATAATTTCTTGTAGTCATCGGCACCAATGTACTTCGCGTCAAGCATCTTGAATACAATGGCTGCTCTACCCGTGCTGCCGTATGCTTGTAAGATTTCTGCTGCCGCTTGCTTACGAGGAATATTGATACGATGGAACGAAAAAAGAACCAAAGCATCCATTATTTTCTTTACTTCCTTCATAGCATCACAGATGCGAGATGCATGACCCTGTGCCATCGTAGCGATTTCGTAATCAAACTTTTCAGTAAGATACTTGAAGAAATCAGGATATCCAGTTGCTTCAGGCGAAATTTTATGTCGGTCCATAAACCAGTCAATATAAACATCAATCACCTTGTCTATGCTGGATATTTCGCTCTTTGCTCTGTGAAGATACAAGTAATGAGCGGACTTGACTTTACGAATGCACTGCTCGTCCTTGTAATATACACAAAGACCTTCTTGATCACGCAATACTTCCACGCTTTGCTTCATTTCTTCAATAGAAGCGTATGAATATACTTTAGGACGACGAAGTTGAAGCTGGCTTGCCATAGTATCCAAACTTTCTTGTTTCATCATACTGTAATCTGTGTGGTAAATACCGCCGATCAATACCATATCGGGGTCTTGGCCGTAATCTAATACAATACGATTACTTGGTGAAAGCCATTCAAAGATATACGACACAGGAGTATTATCCATCGCTTCGATATGCTCAAAGAAATGGTCATATTTTTCACGCAGAAAAGATAATTCATCTCCATTTGGTTGACTGCGAGCATCTACAGTACCGCGAGTACGCATAACAGTAATACCCTTGTATCGTGAGATAATAAGAGTTGAACCGTCAAGCTTTTCCATAAGTTTAGCACCATCAAGATTGCTTGGAGCAGGATCAATAGATGGACTTTCATCCCAGTTGAAAAACTTCTTGAAACTCAGCGAAACGGGATTGCCTTCTGCATCCCATAAAGATGAACGAAATATAAGATTATCCTTGGTCCAAGTTGCACCAAGATGTATGGGTTGCACGAGTGTTACTTCGTGCTCACCTATATTATGTGAATGTACCATGAACGACTCTTTGTCAATAGACTCAAAATCAATCTTCATAAGACTATAACTATGATATATAGACTCCAATATGTCAACCAATAAAAAACCCACGGTTTTTATACCGTGGGTTTGATGTTATAACCTTTATAACTTATTATTAAGCAATAACGGAACGAAGAGCAGCAACTTGGCGTCCAGTCAGGCGAACCTTGGTGAACTTGCCAGTCTCGGGGTTAGTCGCGGAGAGAGTCAGATATGTGGACTCGCTCTTGGCGTTAGCCTTCGAGAAGTATAGTGCGAAACCGTCATTGATGACAGTAGTAGCAGTCTTCTTACCGTTGTGTGTATTTGTAACCTTCTTCATATGTTTGTTTTGTTTTTTATTATTCTTATGTTGAATAAGATAAAGTCAGTATGATAAATTACCCCGCAATTGTCAATAACTTTTCGCGGGAAATCTTATTTATAGCGATTTCTTTTAGTTTGAACTCGAAATCAAGGTGCAAGTCGCCTTTGTAGTTTTTGTAGATATCAGGAAGCATTGTGGGGAAATCCGCGTGAGCACGAGGATTGTTACCAACAAGAGATTCACTGAAATGGAACAGCGGAACCACATCTTTGGGCCAAGTGGACAATGCAAGCTCAAATGCATATTGCTCGCTGGCATCATTGTGATTGCATTGGTGATGTAGGTTGTCGAAAGTAATAGGAATACCAGTACGTTTGTAAAGATATTCGTACAGATTATACACTGTCCAGCTTTTACCTTTGTCCTCGTTCTCAAAAACTAGTCTACTTGTTACTGACTTTGACATACGCTTGAGAACAGTTTCAAGTCTATCAACAACTTCACTGAACTTACCGTCATTATAGCAATTCATATGGATGTTAATCGGAGCTTCATATGACTGGGGCAATTCGAGCATATCCATAATCATAGCGTGTTGCTCAAGATCTCTGATAGAATTCTCTACGACCTTTGGGTTTGGGCTGGCTGGCACAACAAACTGGTCAGGATGCATACTACAACGGATGTTGTTGGCTTTGATAGTATGTGCAGAAGCATCAAATTCTGAGTGAATCTCGTCTGCGTTGTAAAAATCATCCACAGTGAAATCCAAGTCGGGATGAGTCATCAAAGGAAATACATTACTACCAATACGATAATTCCAACCATTGGCTGCACACTCTTTTAGTATAGCGTGAATAGTTTTGATATTGTTCAGTGAACGGTCAGCAAGTACTTGCATTGCTGTTTTCTTGCCCAGCTTCTTATACTGTGCGTAAGTCATTACGTTGAACTTGATCTTCTGTTCTTGTAGTCCTGTGTGGATACAGCACAGAGATGGAGTAATATTAGATGGTAAAATCATATTGGTGATATTACCGATATGATGTCGTTTGTCAACAGTACAATAAAAAAGGACACCATTTACGGTGTCCTTTTTTGAGGAGAACTAGTTTAGTATTAGAACTTTACAGAAATACCACCAGAAATGCTGTTTACGCTGTTTCCTGCGGTCAATAGACCGTCACGGCGTTGAGCGAAATCAGCTGATAGTGTGGCATACTTTGTGTAATAGCCTAGACCAATGCCTACGACAGCATATTGCTTTGCTTCCTTGAACTTGGCGATTGTGTCGGCACCGAGATCATTGAAACCATATCCAATGGCTGGAACCAACTTTAGGCTTTGGAAGCCGAATGGAAGACGCAGATTTGCTTCTGTGTTGTTGGTGCGATTCTTTAGGTCAGCGCGATAACGAGCATCCCAAGTGGCCTTTGTGCCAAAGAATGTACCATTTAGCAGAGCAAATAGTTCATTGTTGCTAGCGAGCTTAGAAACGCTTTGATTGTATGTTTGATATGCGTTTCCAACGGTTAGGCTTGCCAGTGGAGCAGTGAACTTATATCCAACGGTATAATCAACGCGCTTGAACAAGCCCGCTGAAGAAATGTTTGGAACCAAGGTCTTTCCTACTGCTGTGTATCCTGTTGTTGCATCCTTCAATGTGTTGAAGGTATTGACACCAAGCACGAAGCCATAAACTTCGGTGCTTACGCCAGCAACAGCAACGTCTTCGAACGTAACCAAGCCCTTATCGAAGTACTTGGTGTAGTATGTTGCATTTGCATTAAATGCCAAAGGAGCGGCATTTAGTGTAACGGCGGCAACGAGTGCCAATATTGTTAGTACGATTTTGTTCTTCATATATTTGTATATATTGTTGTTTCTACTTCACGTTTTGTAAAGTACGTATAACTATAGTTTAGAAAATCATTTCGTCAAGAAAATTTTTGACATATATATCTATATACACTTTATTAAGTACGTGTTGAATATTTTTTAATATCCTCTTTTGTCTTGAATATTTTATTTAATCTAGCGTAACTTCCTCTGGTAATTTGTAATTTTAATACATTTTTTCCAAGAAGCCTATCAGATTCCCAAGCACCGTATGTTTTTACAAAATTTATAACCTTATTCGCACCAGATGGAGATATAATATACGCATAAGTTCCGGCAAAATGCTGACCTGTAAAAGTTCTGTCGGATGTCCATTTATTGGAATCTCCAAAATCAACAATTCCATCAGTTTGGGGTTTTAATAGCTTTTCATCATAATTTTTGCTATATGGTCTGTTAGGATCAAGATGACATACATCATCAACTTGTGCATATATCTCGCTTAGTTTCTTGAGTATTACTCCATCGTGCTCAAGTATAATAATTTTTTCATCAAGTTGAACGCATCTATTCCATAAGCAATAATGGCTGGCGAAACAAGCCTGTGTAGATAATTCATTTGATTTTTTAGCCAAAAACTCATCAGACATTTTTACGCCATATTCATGGAAAAAAGATCCTAATGTATTTGGAATTATCGCATCGAAATATTCGACATCAATATCAAACTTTTTACACGAATCATACGCTTCAGCGGCAAGTTTTTCTGACAACGGATGATTATTAATCCTTATTACAAACCCTTTCATAAAATGGTGGACATGGCGGGAGTCGAACCCGCGTGACATATACGATACTTATACACATATACATGCTTATCTCTTATAATCCGACAATGTTTGGTAGAGCACCACATTGAAGTTGAGAGTTCTGTATTGACTCGTTGTTATTACCGACTCTCTGCCTTATAACAACCAGCAGATGTTTGACGCTGTTTACTCACTATCTGCGTCGTGAGGACAACGGGCAGCACTAATTAGGCTGCGGCTAGCATCTCTGCCCCAGTGTTCTTGCGAACGCTTAGGAAGGATGTCTTTGCAAGATTTCTCTTAGCATTTATTTTTTCCAACGGGTATTATACAGAGACATTAGACTCTGTGCGTGCGGCGTATACTTAGAATATATGTTAGAATCCAAGAACATGCCCATAAAGTAAAACGTGTAGGGGCTGATGTTGGGGCGATCAGCACCGGAGTTCCATTCGGGGAATTCGGCCTATCTTCTTGACTTCGGCTATTTTATACAAGCATTAAAGCATTGATGCCTACTAGGATTGTCGTGGAAGAATGACCAAACTTTTCCACAAGTCTGGCCTTTTAACTACCCTACACGTTTCAAAAATTGGTATCAAAGAACATCAACTATAATTATCAAACTTGAAGTTCAAGTCAATCAAAATTATTTTAAAGAATTTATTATCAAAATCTATTTTGGTTGACTTGTGGTATACTTAACATATTATTTCTGTATGGAATGTGATAAAGTAAGCCACACAAAATCAGAAATACTTGAAGACCTTGAGTATTGGCGTAAAAAACTTGTTCATTTCGAAAAAACTAACAACGAAAATGGAATAAAGGTTGCGAAGTTGATAATTAACAAATATCTTGATGCATATAACGACGCAATAATATGAAACTCGCGATTGTTGGTGGCAGAGATTATAATGATTATGATGAAGTAAAAGGATATGTTTTCAAATACTTCAGAGATCTTACATATTCTCCATATGAAATTGTAAGTGGTGGAGCAAATGGAGTGGATGCATTGGCTAAAAGATTGGCAGAAGAATATAAACTAAAATATACAGAATTTCCTGCTGATTGGAATAAGCACGGCAAAGCCGCTGGTCCAATTCGCAACGAGCAGATAATGCAATACACGGATAAGGTTATTGCATTTTGGAATGGAGAATCAAAAGGTACAATGAGTGCGATTAATCTTGCAAGAAAATACAAAAAGGATACTATCATTATTTATGTATAACTTATTCTTAGATGACGAAAGACTTCCACACAGAGTCACTTGGGTGAATCTACCAAATGGTCCTTGGACTGTGGTAAGAAATTACAAGGAGTTCTGTGAATACATCACAAAAAACGGATTGCCGCATTTTGTATCATTCGATCACGATTTGTCGATTGAAGATCAAAACAAACATCCAATTACTGGTAATTTCGTTGAAAAGACAGGTATGGATTGTGCCAAATGGCTTGTAGAATATTGCATGAACAATAATAAGACGTTTCCGAAATATGAAGTTCATAGTATGAATGTAATTGGTAAGGTTAATATCAAGTCTTATATCGAAAGCTTTAAAAGCACAATCAAGTGAAAAAGCTAAGTTTCAAAAGTTCAGAGCAGAAGATATGGTTTATATCCGACCTTCACGTTGGTCATAATAAACCGTTTATTCTAAATCCTCGTTTTTACAACAATGTAAGTGAGGCTGTGCAGCATACTTTTGATATGCTATACTCACATATTGGTCCAAATGACATTGTGTTTAATCTTGGAGATATGGTATGTGGTGCTGGACAAAACTCTGAAGAATATGCCAAGCGAGTAGTTCATATTCCGTGTAAAGCACATTATTATATCTGGGGCAATCACAGTGCTGGCATCAAGCAGCTGTATGATGGTGTGAGAAATGATCTTGGGCTGTTGGCAGATGATATTGATATGTACCCATTGCCATATCCAAACAGTCCATTTGTTTTTCTTGGGCACTATGCTGAAATATTTGTTGACGGCGTTGCTGCTGTGTTGACACACTATCCTATTGCTTCTTGGAACCATATGAGCGACGGTGGGTATAACATACACGGTCATTGCCATCGTAGTATGAAAGACCAAAATACTCTTCGCCGCCTTGATGTAGGATGGGATTGGAAGAAACGACCAGTTGAATGGGATGAAATTGTGCGAGAACTAAAATCAAAGACAAACACTAACGTGGACCATCACACAAGTGCGTCATTCTTTGAATAATATTTATGAAAAAACTAATATACAAAGACGGCAATCTTCTTACGGCAAATGATGTTGAGGTGATTGGTCATCAAGCCAACTGCCAAAATACATTTGGAGCGGGAATTGCCAAGAGTATAAAAGAAATGTATCCAAAAGCATTCTATGCCGATACTATGGCTTGTAAGGATGGCACTGCTGTTCTTGGTAATTATAGCTTTTGCCGAGTAGAAAATGGACCTATTAAAAAAATATTCAACTTGTATGGTCAGAATTTATATGGGAAAGGAAAGCGTCAAACCAACTACGAGTCTCTATACAATGCCCTTGAAGGAATGAGAACCTGCATTGAG